TTTATTGACGAATTACGCGAAGTCAGCGAAGAAGCGTTTAAAGCGGCCACTCCCCTTACACGATCTAAGGCAAATGCCATGTCGCTTTATGTATCAAATGCTGGCGATGGGTTTTCCACAGTTTTAAACGGCCTAGTCGAACGGGCAAAGACTTATCCGCCGGAAACCTTTGGTTACTACGAATATTCGGCTAATCCTTTTTGCAAGATAGACGACCGCCGAGAATGGGCTAAGGCAAACCCGGCACTGGGCTACACAATTACCGAGGAAACCCTAGAAGAAGCCGTAGCGACTTCGACAGTGGAAACTACAAAAACTGAAATGCTTTGCTTGTGGATTGATAGCCTTTTAAGTCCTTGGCCACACGGCATTTTAGAAGCCACTGGCGATTCGTCGCTTAAGTTTGCCGCAGATGGGCGTTTGACCATTTTCGCCTTTGACGTTGGGTTATCTCGGCGCAGTGCCAGCCTTGTAGTCGGCCAATTATTAGACGATGGCCGCGTTGCAGTTGGAATTCTTAAAACTTGGGAAAGCCAGGGCAACGATGTGGATAACTTGAGGATAGCCGCGGACATAAAAGAAAAATGCGATGCGTATCGGCCGCAGATGGTTTGCTTTGACAAATACGCCACGGCTTCAATAGCCGAGCGCCTTAGTAACGCTGGCGTTGTTTGCCAAGATATATCTGGATCCGCGTTTTATACTGCGTGCGGGGATTTGCTCGATGGATTGGTAAATAATCGCGTCGTGCATGCAAACCAGGAGTTATGGGTTAGCCACATGAATAATTGCGCTGCCAAAACTAACGATTCTGCCTGGCGTCTAATTAAAAGAAAATCCAGTGGCCCTATCGACGCCGCTATTGGCACTGCGATGGTTGTGCACCAACTTATCAAGCCACAAAGTCGGCCAAGTATCATAAGCATCTAAACCGACACGCTAAGCGCGTAATACCACGGTTTTTTGACAAATATGCTTGACAGGTTGAAAAAATTCGTGCATGGCGATTCTGGACTTCTTTGGCGTGCGTTCCAAAGCTTCGCCAACCCGTAAAGCCGAAGTAAAAGCGCAATACGCGCCAGCCGTAATGGATTCACCATTTTCTACATTTTTCGGCGCAAATAATTATGGCGGTTATAACAATTACGCTAATGCTTTAGTTCGCCAAGATGCTATGGCCGTTCCAACAATAGCCAGATGCCGTTCGTTAATTTGCAATACAATCGCCGGAATTCCTATGCAAATGTATTCGGCCAAAACTGGCGAAGAATTACCCAACTTAGTTTGGGTAGATCAACCTGATATACGTCAACCACGAAGCGTTACAATTGCCTGGTTGGTTGATAGCCTTATGATGTATGGCACCGCTTACCTTCGTGTAACGGAAGTCTACCAAGACGATAATCGGCCAGCGCGGTTTGAGTGGATACAAAACGATCGCGTAACAGTTAAATATAATAGTTTAAATACCGAAGTCGATTACTACACTATCGATGGCGGTAATCGTTTGCCAATGTCTGGTGTTGGTTCTTTAGTTACATTTCAATCTTTAGATCAAGGTTTATTGATTAAATCTGCCAACACAATTAAAAGCGCGTTGGATGTCGAGAAAGCCGCGGCAGTTGCGGCGCAAACACCAATGGCTACTGGATATATTTCCAATTCAGGCGCTGACTTACCAGATGCGCAAGTGCAAGGCATTTTGGCAGCTTGGAAAACCGCACGTCAAAATCGCGCTACGGCTTATTTAACTTCTACGCTTTCTTATACCCCAGTTTCATTTTCGCCAAAAGAAATGCTTTACAACGAAGCAAAACAATATTTTAGTTTGGAATTGGCGCGTGCTTGTAACGTAAGTGCTGACATGGTCGATGCAGAAATGCAAAAAAGCATGACTTATCAAAACGTGTTAGAGCGCCGTAAAGAATTTATGATTTACACACTTGCCCCTTACATCGACGCCGTTCAAGACCGCCTAAGCATGGATGATTTGTGCGCACGCGGCACAAAAATTCGCTTCATGGTTGATGAAACTTATTTGCGTGCGGATGCGACTGCTCGCCTTGCAGTAATTGAAAAACTTTTAACACTTGGTTTAATCACCTTAGAACAGGCAATGGAAATGGAAGATCTAACACCAGAAGGAAGTGAGTCGGAAAATGCAACTGACCTTTAGTAGTCCAATAGAAGCGGCCGATGCTGGCCGTCGTATTATTTCTGGCGTAGTCGTGCCATTTGGAAAAGTCGGGAATACGTCAGTAGGGCCAGTTGTATTTGAGCGCGGTTCTATTGCGATTCATGATGGAACAAAAATAAAACTGCTAGCGCAACACGATCCAACCAATCCAATAGGTCGCGCTCAATCCTTCCAGACTACCGACGATGCAATTTATGGCCAGTTTAAAATTTCAGCATCGCAAAAGGGCACAGATTATTTAATAATGGCTAGCGAAGATTTGATAGGCGGCTTAAGCGTGGGCGTTGATGTAATTGCATCGAAGCCTGGTAAAGATGGAACTCTTTATGTGCAACAAGCCGTTTTAAAAGAGGTCAGCCTTGTTGAAAGTCCGGCTTTTTCCGACGCGAAAGTTACATCGGTCGCGGCGAGCGAAGGCGAAGAAATGGTAGATAGTAAAAAAGCCGAAGCAATAACAGAAATTTTTAACGCAGTCGAGAAACTTAAAGTAATTCAAGACATCGAAAAAGCGTTAGAAGATGAAACCCAAACCCAACCAGAAAATGAAAGCGAGGCCGCGATGACTGAAGAAACTCAAGTCCCCGATGCCGTATTACCAGAAGCCGCGGCCGCAGATGCGGTTGAAGCTTCACGCCCAACAGTTAAAGCATCTACACCTTACATGTCCCAAACAGTGCGCCATGGAATTACTTCTATGGGCCGTTACACAGAACACAAAATTAAAGCATCGCTTGGAAATGATGAGTCGCGCCTATGGGTATCTGCCGCCGATGATTCATTTACAACAAACCCTGCGTTTTCTCCTAACCAATACCTACGCGATGTAGTTTCTAATACAAACTTTGGCCGTAGCACTATTGATGCTTGCACAAAGGCAACCCTGCCCCGTGAAGGTATGAACGTGATAGTCCCTACGTTAGTTACCAGTGCGGGCGGCGGAAACGGCGTAGCACCAGTTGTAACAGTAGAAGCAGAAGCAGGTGCGGTTCAAAATACAGGCATGGTTACTGAATACATGACTGCAACAGTGGCCAAATATGCAGGTATGAACACAATGAGTATTGAGCTCATCGAGCGATCTGGGCCGGCCTTTTATGACCAGCTCACTTTGCAACTTCAGCGAGCATATTTAAGAGCGACTAACCAAGCCGCTATTACTTATTTAACTGCTAACTCAACAAACGCTGCAACAACTGCGGCTACTGCGGCAGGTTTGATTTCCTACGCAAGCACAGAACCAGTTGCGGCTTACACCGGAACTTCTTACTTCGCGCAAAACTACGTAGGCGGAACTTCACACTGGTCAACACTTCTTGGCGCAACCGATACAACTGGTCGCCCAATTTTTAATGCTAACTATCCAATGAACGCTGGCGGAGTTGCATCACCAACAGGAATTAAGGGCAACGTGCTTGGCCTTAACTTCTCAGTTGATGTTGATCTACCTTCAACAACTATTGATGGTTCTGCTTTCATTATTGCACCAGAAGCAGTAACAATTTTTGAAAGCCCAACTGCTTACATGTCCGTTAACGTCGTTTCTAACTTGCAGGTTCAAGTTGCCATTTATGGCTTCATGGCACCGCTTGTAACAATGACACGCGGAGTTAGAACTTTCAACCTAACCTGATAAATAGGGCAAACCAATAGATGCCGTTACTCCCCTAGTGCCCTTGGGGAGTATCGGTCTAACTACGAAAGGAATCGCGCATGGCTGCCACTTATGTAACTGCCGCAGAGTTAAAAACTAACTTAGGTATCGGCACCCTTTACGATGCGACCGATGCCGTAGAAACAGTTTGCCAAACCGCAGAAGATTTATTAAATCAATTTCTTTGGTTTGACTCCTATCCGGTGGTAGGCGCTGGCTTGCAAAACAACGTAGCCACTTTGGTTATAGCGGCGCCCCTATCATTCGTAACTGGTCAGACAATTACGATTAGTAACTGCGGCACCATTTATAATGGATCTAAAGTAATTACATCTACTTGGCCATTTACAAATGGTTCTACTACATTTCCTTCGCTTTTTAATTTTCCTTATACCCAGGGCATTTTTCCTTTGGGTTATTCAATTATTCAATTTGCAAAAACAAATGCAGACGACAATTACCACCAAATAGTTCCGTATGGCAAAGCTTTGGGAGTAGACACCAAAAGCACTGGATACGCCGCTACTGGTGCTATACGCCAAGCCGCGCTGATTCTGGCGTCTGAAATCTGGCAAGCCAGACAGTCCAGCCAAAATAATGGAATGGCCTTAGATGGCAGTATTTCGCCTTGGCGCATGTCGAATTCCTTAATGGCGAAGATCAGGGGCCTTATTGCGCCCTATACATCGCCCCGGTCAATGGTTGGTTAGAAATGGTTGCCGTTACAGCCCTTCGCGCCACCTTGGCCGCCGCTTTAACTAACGCGTCGGTTTGGTCAATTTTCTCATTTCCACCGACAAGCCCTATTGCCAACAGTGTTTATATTCAACCCGACGACGAATATTTAACTTTTTCAAATAATAAATACGACACAGTAGGGCCGACTGCAAACTTTAAAATTGTTATGGTCGTTCCGATGTTTGATAACCAGGGCAACTTGGCAGACATCGAAGAATTTATGGTGGCGGTAGTCAATAAATTAGCAGACTCAAATCTTAACTATCGGGTAAGCAATATGTCAGCGCCTATGGTGCTTGGACTAGAGCAGGGCCAGATGTTAAGCGCCGAATTATCCGTTTCAATCGTTACCGAATGGAGTTAAAAATGTCAGACACAGATGCAGAAAATTTGGCTTTCTTGAAGAAGATCGGCCAATTACCAGAAACCCAAAAATCCCAACCAGCACAGAAAGAAGAGGAAAACTAAATGGCCGTATTCCTAAACGCCGCATCCGTTAAAATCGGGGCAGTAGATATTACAGACCACGTTACAAGCGCAACTTTGACCCAATCCGCAGACGAATTGGAAATTACTGCACTTGGCGACTCATCCAGAAAATATGTAGCCGGGCTACAAACTGGCACCCTAGATTTAGAATTTCTAAACGACTTTGCCGCGGCTAACGTATGCGCAACACTGCAAACTGCAATTTATACAACAGTAACCGCAAAGCTTGTGCCAGGGCCAGGAACTACTATTAGCGCAACCAATCCGCTATATACAGTTTCAATCTTGATAAATAACTTAACACCTATCGCAGGTGCCGCAGGTGAAATGTCTAGTTCTAGCCTGTCCTTTACCTGCAATAGCACAATCGTTCAAACAACCACTGGAACTTGGTAAAAACTAACTAAAGAAAAGGGTGCAAAATGGCTAGGATAAAAATAACTAAAATCGATGGCAAGGTAATAGAACAAAAAATTACGCCGAGTATCGAATATGCATTTGAAATTTGGAAGGGCATGGGGTTCGCTAAAGCGTTCACCACAGAACAAAAGCAGACAGATGTTTTTTTTCTTGCCTGGGAGGCTTGCCGCCGAAATCCAGAGTGGGGCACCATTAAAACTTTCGGCGCCGAGTTTATTGATTCACTTGAAAAAGTAGAGATAGTAGACGACGAAGCCCCAAACGAATAGAGCGTAATTCCGTAACTTACCTAATTGCCGCACTGGCAGTAGAAACAGGAATTGCGCCAAATGACTTACTTGCATTAGATCGAAGAATGATAGATGCGATGCTTATGGTTTTAAGCGATAGAGCGAAGGCGGTGAAGCGTGCCAGTAAAGGTTAAAGGGCTGGTAGAAGTCCGCAAAGCCATGCGACAATTGGCACCAGATTTAGATAAAGAACTGACTAAAAACGTGCGTTCTATTTTAAAGCCAGTAGTCAAAACTGCCCGTTCTTACGCTACCCCTAGAATTCCTGGCCTATCTGGCTGGACTTTTAGCGGCCGCGGCAAAGCAATTAGCGCTGGCAATTCAGCATTTAGAATAGGCACATTTCCAAAATATAACGCTAGCGAAGTGCGTGCTGGTATTAAGTATTCAGTGCGTAAATCACGGCCAAACTTAAAAGGTTTCACGGCCCTTTACAGAATTGTGAACGAAAGCAGAGCAGGTAGCATTTACGAAACCGCCGGGCGCTTAAATTTTGGCGGCTCGGAACGATCTAAATCAAGTAACCCAAATGCTGGCTATCATTTTAACCTGGCCCTTAATACTAATTCGGCGCTCAAAGGCGATGGCAAACTGCGTGGTCGTTTGATTTACCGGGCTTGGTATGAAGATAACCAGAAGGCTACCAAAGCCGTTTTACAGGCCATAGATTCAACAACCGAAAAGTTTGCTAGATATGTAACCAATAGCAAATATCGTTCTTATTCTTCTAAGGCCGCATAATGGCAACTAATACATCTAAGGTTTTTATTGACATTATTACGCAGTTCACTGGAACTAAGAGCGTAAAACAAGCCGAAACGTCATTTAACAAATTAGCCAAAAGTATTGGCCGCGTTGTAAGCGTCGCGGCTATTGAAGAATTTAGCCGTAGATCCGTTAAGGCATTTTTAGCCGACGATGCGGCGGCCAAGCAATTAGAAAAAACCCTAACAAATTTAGGAATCTATTTTGATTCTAACGTGCTATCTGGTTACATTCAAGGCTTACAAGATACGACCGGAGTCCTAGACGATCAGCTTCGCCCGGCTTTCCAAACTTTAGCCGTAGCCACCGGGGACTACACAAAGGCGCAAGATTTATTAAACACTGCATTAGACGTCAGCCAAGCAACCGGGAAGTCGCTTTCTAGCGTATCGACGGCCCTTAGTCGCGCATATTTAGGTAATTTTACTGCCGTATCAAGATTAGGCGCTGGCATATCTAAAGCCGAAATAGCGGCTGGCGACTTTAACGCTATCCAAGAAAAGTTAAACAAGAACTTTGGCGGCTCGGCTTTGGCCGCAGCTG